CCATATATTTTCGATCTTCAACTTTTTTACCATCGGGTTGGAAACATTCTTCAACAAACTGATCAATTTGTTTTTGTACTTTGTTTCGTGAAGGTTTTCCAGATGCCGGTCTTACCTGTTGAATTCGCTTTTGCGGAAACATTGATTCTTCAAGAAGCTTTCTTTTAACTATAAAGAATTCAATGTCAATGTTGTCTACTGGTACGCCGTACTGCTTTGCAAAGTATGTCTTATATGCTATGAGTTGAGCAGCCTTTAATTTGTCTGCCTTTTGCCATTTGTTCCAGCCCATTCGACTGGTTTTAATGTCAATAATTGATATAGTATTAGTTGCAGTGTTTCTAATTACTAAATCTATGAATCCGTACCAAAATACATTTGCATTTTTTTCTGATGCTGGCACACATAAATCTAATTCGACACCAACCAGCTCTGTATTCTTCGTGCTAAAGTATTGTCTTCGACGCTTCTGAAACCATTCTAGAATAGCAACGCCATCTTCTAAATACTCACCCAATTCATGTTTATTGGAAAAATGCTCTCCTGTCTGTTCAACAGCTTTCGCATATTCTGCTTTGAGCTTTTCTGTAAGCGTATTTCGGAAATTCATCCAATCTGCTTGCTTCACACCTTTTGTAAGCAATACCGTAAGGTATTCTTGCATTGTTTCGTGAAATGCAGTACCAAATGTTGTTGCAATGCTATGAGTGAATGGTGCTAACTTTTTGATGTATGCAAGTTCCCATTGTTTAGGACATTTCTCATACATTGACCATTGTGAATATGAAATGCGTGTTGGTACTGTAAATGGATCGCGTCTTGCTAATTTGAATAATGGTGATATGTATTGAACTTCTGGCATATTATCTTGATTCTATTTCTTCTCTGATCATTTCCATATCTGCGAATGTGTATGTAAATTCTGATGGCATATCGAAGAAAAATAACTCTGACCATTCTTGTTCTTTAATCAGAAACTCTCTAATTAATTCCCCGCCATTAGCGTCTTCTTCAAACGTTATTGGGTCGTCAGCTGCGTCGTATAGTTTGTCTATCTCCACATTTTTTTGTTCACACCACGTAACAAACTCAGATACTGTTGATTCTCTCAAAAATGAATCATATACTTCATAATCATCAAAGTCTTGATTAAACTCAAATAATGTCCATGAATTTCGATATTCATCTTCTGCAAAACCTGTTATCATGCACTTTTCTTGTCGAGCTATTGTTTCAAATAGATTGTTTGGAATATACCAAGCGGACATTACACTTATGTTAACTTTATTGCCCCATGAATCTGGTAAGTCATTAAGATAAAACCATTTTGCTCCACCTGTGTCAAGAGCTTGATCTCGCATTGGGTAATCATCAAAACCTAAATATTTGTACAGCTCCATATCAGTGTTTTCACAACTACCAAATTTAGATGCAAATGCTTCTGCTTGTTCTGGGGTATCGAACTCTGCTGTAACTACTGAAAAAATATTGTTTGCCATTTTATTTTATTATAAGAAATTATTTTAACATATACAAGTAATTACTTAGCCCATTTACCATTTTGAACCAGCTGCGCAATAATACCATATACTGAAAGATCTGCATATGTATCCTGAGTTGATTCACCTACTTCATCTGGCTGCCCGAGTACTACTAGCTGTTTCAGCCGTTGAATTTTATCATTCATTCTGAACCATAGGCCTGTCAGTGAAAGTTTGACATCATCATCAGTCTGCAATGCAGTACCTACTGAGATATTGCCTGGGCCATAGTTTCTTTGTTTCTTACAAAAGGTTTCATATTGTTCCCACATAATCCTTTTATATTCTTCCATCATTTCTGGATATGTTTCTTCACAGTATTGAATTGCATTTTGATTAGATTCGATCATTTTACTCCTTTTGTTAATTTTTTGATTTCATTTGGTTGATAACCATAACGTTGTAGCAGAAAAGAGCAACTATCTTTTGACATAAGATCAATATAATCTGTAGCCTCAGCAAGGCTAACCTGATAATGTTCAGCTACTTGTGAAACTAACTCTTTTTCATACTTATCTTCCTTCTTGCCTTTTATGTACTTAGCGAAGGTCTTGTTTGATGGGAGGAGACCATGATACAAGCGATAAGTATCTTTGGGAGAAAGTAAACCTATTGTATAACGCTGTAACTCATTGATAACTTCAGTTAGTTCCATACGCATCGATAAGAATCGATTAACGATAAATGGAGAGAATTGTTTTTGATCATGATCTGACCATTCTGACCATTCTTTCTTTTGATGCGTAATTCCATTGATAAAGTCAAAGATAGTTGCTGCTTTCTTTTCTGCCATTTTAGTATTTTTTACCGTGTTTATAAGGTCTTGTTCGATTATATTCCAATTTCAATTTAATGTGTCGTTCTAAATCAATACCGAAGCCTTCACACATATCAAATATACGAATTACTGTATCAGCAATTTCATCTTCAAATGTATCTTTAATACATTGTTCAAAATCTGCTTGATAATCTGCCGATTCGGTTCTGTCAATTGCTTTTGCGTCAAATAGTTCAACTAAGGCTTTTCTAGAACCTCGATGCGCTTCTAATGCTTCACCCAATTCTGATACAATTAGCATTAGTACCTCACCTACATTTTTTCTATCTTCCCAAAAGCCTTTTTCTACATTGACTTGGTGGATTTCTCGTTGTATTTCTTTTATGTTCATATTTTTATTTTATAAAACCCAACACTTACTGATTAATTATTTTTTGTTATTTAATTTATTTTCGAATTTATCAAATCTTGAGTCTAATACACTATATAACTCATCAACACGTTGATGTAATGTATTATTCGTATTTTCAAATTCTCGATAAACATCATCGAATTGTTTTTCTTGGTCGTTTAACTTTTGTTCGCTATTAGCGATTCGTTTATTCATCCTAAACATAGACACAACCATTGCAATTGCAATAACTGAACCTACACCTAACAAAAATGCGATTATTTCCATAATATTTCTCCTTATTTAAGCGTAAGTGTTGGGTTTATTTATTATAATTCATTCATTAATTTAACAAACATTGCCATTGTGTTGATTTCTTTATCAACTGCATGAGCATCTTGATACTGAGCTTCTGCCAATATTAAAATAACACCAGCAACATGACCTGTTCCATATTCATCAATTGTATCATACAAGAATGTGAATAGTGGTTGAAAGTCTTTTACTTTGCTGTCTGCTATAATTTGACGTATCTGTGTAAATGCTTTCTTCTTATCCTTTGAATTCTTTAACACTTCAAGTATTTCATTCATGTAATTGGCTTGAACTGTGCTTTGTTTGTCAATCTTTAATTCGCCATTTACTACTTGAGCTTGAGCTGCATTGATTGCTCTTCTAACATCTGGGTATGATGCATTGATAATTGTTGCTACATCTTTAACATCATATTTTACGCCCTTTTCGTCAAGAACCGTTACCAATCTCTGTGCTACATCACGCTTATTTGGAGGTGTGATTCCAAATACTTGACATCTTGATTGAATTGGGTCAATAATCTTTTCAACATAGTTACATGTAAGAATAAATCTTGTTGTCTTGCTATATGTTTCCATTAGATTACGCAATGCTGCTTGACCATTTGGTGTTAAGAAATCAGCCTCATCAAGAATCACAATCTTCCAACGCTTGAATCCTACTGTTGATGCATATCTTTTGATTTTATCTCTAACCGTATCAACAGAGTTTTCATCCGATGCATTGATGTACATAATATCTGCATCAACACCGTTTGCGATAATCTTTGCAAGTGTCGTTTTACCCGTACCAGCTGGTCCATAAAAGAGAAGATGTGGCACATCTCCATTTTCAATGAAGATGCGCACTTTCTCTATGATATGTTCATTACCAATATATCCATCTAATGTTGAAGGTCTGAATGACTCTGTCCATAATGTATTTTCTACTTGTCCTATCATACCTTATTAGTTTTGAAGTTGCACCAAAAAGTAGGTAGAATCAAAATCCTGACCATGAAATTCAACTTTAGCCAATCCTTGAGATGAAACATGAAGCGTACCCATATCTCCTCTGTTTGCAGTCAAAATTTCTTTCAATTTGTCTGCTGAGAACATGATTGGTTCCATTGGATTCACTCCACCATCAATCTCAAATGAAATATTATCTGCATTGATGGTTGTATAATTGATAA